ATAAAAAAACAATACATTATTTAATTGATTTATACATTAATTTTTATAAATCTAGGTTATGGACTTGCGATTCATTAATTATAAAAAAAAACGAATCAAAGTTAGTTGGGAAAATTGCGGAGACTGTCATGCAATATTTTACCCTAGTACACTTGAACTTCGAATCAATCCTAAATTATCAAAACAAATGTTGGCTAAAACTTTATTCCATGAACTTTGGCATATCATTTGTTGGGTAAATAAAATTAACATTAATAAAATTGGCGAAGAAAAAACAGCGTTATTAGCAGAAGAATTTATTCCAATATTAAAAAGGAATAACAAGCTAAAGAAACTAATTAATGAATATTTACGGTGATATGAGAATTTGCGTAAAATGTAAGAACCATGCAGACGTAGTTGAAAATGGTAAAGACTATTGCGCTGAATGTTGGTGGGATAGTTTTTCAAATACCGGCGTTAAATTAAAAGACTACCACAAACAAGAAGACAAAACAAAGGAGCAAGATAATGATTTTAAAAGAAAAACCGATATTAAAAGATTCGAAGAAGTATAAAATAATTTATGCCGACCCACCTTGGTACTTTAAAAGCTATTCTAAAAAAGGCGAAGATAGAAACGCAACCAATCATTACCCTTGTATGGAGTTCAATGATTTATTGGCTCTTAATATTAATGATATTGCTGATGTGGATTGTTGTTTGTTTATGTGGGTTACTGATCCTTTTTTGGAAAAATCTTTTAAACTACTTAAACAATGGGGATTTAAATATAAAACAATCGCTTTTACTTGGGCTAAAAAAAATAAAACAAATGATAATTTCTTTATGGGATTAGGTTATTGGACTAGGGCTAACCCTGAAATTTGTTTGTTAGCTACAAAAGGAAAACCAAAAAGATTTTATAAAAATGTAAAACAATTAGTTATTGATAGCCGTAGGGAACATTCAAGAAAACCGGATATTATTAGAACTAACATTGTAAATCTTTGCGGCGATTTACCTAGAATTGAATTGTTTGCTAGGCAAAAGGTTCAAGGTTGGGATTGTTGGGGTAACGAAGTTTGATTGTAAAACTAGAACCTTACGAAATAGAGATGGCTTCGCAAGTTGCCAATAAAAGATACGTTGAAAATATAAAAATGAAAAAAACCTTTGGACATGGTTTTAAAGGTACGGAAGAAAAAACATTATCTTTAGGAATTTTAGGGGCTATGGGCGAAGTTGCTTATTGTAAAGCTAAGAATGTTTTTTTTAACGGAAGTTATAGCGATACTTATAACCGGTATGATAAAGCGGACGTTGGGGAAGATATAGAAATAAGAACCCAACAAAAAAAATATAACAATACGTTAATCATTAGGCCGGTTGAAAAAAAAGCTAAATATGTTTTGATTACTTATGAGGGTAATCATACATATACATTACAAGGTTGGTTTCCTTATCATAGTAAAATAGAAGATAAATACCTTACGGACTTTGGCCTTGATAGGCCTAAATGCTGGAGTATTCCTATAAAAGATTTATATAACATTAACGATTTATGACGGACAAAATAAATTTTAAAATTTTTAAGCCATTCGGTTCTACTTTAGCAAAAGCAACATTACCCCTAGACTTAATTAAAGATTTCAAAGAAGATTTGCAAAAGATAAGACAAGATAAACAAAAGCAAAAAGACCATGATTGGGGTAATAGACTTGTTGGCCATGTTGCCGAAGAATATCTTATAACGCCGGAAGTGATGTTGAAATGGAAAAGACAATTTTTTGACCCTATTATTGCTTCTTATACTAATGCCCATTACAAAGAAGACAAGATTAAAAGCATTTTAATTAATTCAGCTTGGTATGTTGTGTCAAAACCAAACGATTACAACCCAGCACATAGACATACGGAATATTCAAAATCAAAAAATTATCATTTATCTTGTGTTGGATATTTACAAATACCAAAATCAATGATTCCTACGGACAATGCCAAACAACATAATGATTTTTCTGGAAATACTGAATTTTTAGAGGGTTCGGAGGGTATGTTCACAGACGTTAATTATAGAATTATGCCAAACGAAATGGAGCGTACTTGGATTTTGTTCCCTAATAACCTTACGCATGTTGTTTATCCATTTAATTCAAGCGATAAAAATGATGAAAGAATATCTTTTAGCTTTAACGCAACTATTAATTTTGAAGAAAGTATAAACTAATCGCTATTACTTCTAGTATTATAATTGTTTCTAACATAGCTACCTTTACCCTTTTTGGGTTTGATTATTCGTAATTTGTAATATGCTTTTGTCAAAATCTTTGCAAAAGGATTTTTTTTTAATTTTGTTTTCATAATGTTTATAAATAATACCTTTTGAAGATAATATATTTCTTAATGTTAATTTAGCTACTTCTTCAATATTTATTTTTTGTTGTAGTTTCATTCTTTAACCTTTCTTTTATTACATGCGATACTTCTTCTTGTATTTCCGAACCAACCCAATTACGATTATTATTACTACAAGCTATCGCTGTTGTTCCGCTACCCAAAAACGGATCATAAACTAAATCTTTTTCTTCGGTAAAACTTTTTATAAATGTTTCGCAAATTTCTACCGGCATAGAATTTTTATAGCCGCTACCTTTTACCATAAATAAATCTTGTAATATTTTTTTATTTTGTGGTTGCTTTCTTTTACCTTGTGAAAAAGTAATTAAATGTTGATAAGGTAATTTATATAAATCAATCTTTGTTGTTTTTATCCATAACTTATAACTATAAACACTCCAATCAAGGCTAGTAAAAGCGTCAATAACCGCTTTATGTTTTGGAATGATACCGCCGTTTGCTTTCCTATCGGTTATGCAAATAGTTACAAAGCCGCTAATTGGATTAAAATTTTCAATAAAAGGTTTTATCCATGTATAATAACTATCATTTAAAACTAAACCAATTTCGCTAAAGTCAGGCGGCGAAGTAATAATATAATTATATTTAAAATCTTTATTTGTTAAGCGTTCGTAACAATCTTCTATATAAAATTTATTTATCATTTTTTTATATAATCTTTGGCTTCTTTTTCGGTTGCAAAAAACTTTTTTGTAAATACTTCCATATTTAAATGACTAAGTAACTTTTTAAGTTTGATTTTTTTAATTCTTTTTGAACCATGCAAAACCCTATAAACATATAAATCTTTTTTAATTGTCATATCTTTTGAAAAACTAATACGTTTTGATGTATTTTAACAACCTTTCTATTTTTCATAGAGGTTGAAGCCCTTACACTAGCCGAACCGATAGCATTTAATAAAATGATTTCATTGTAGAACTTCATTCCACATTTAGTAAAAGCTCTAATGGTGTCCGGCACAAAGCCGTAGAAATGGCCTTTCTTGTCCCTAAATTCGCCCACAACAAAACAAGCTAATTCTCCTTGTTTTAATAAATTGCATGACTTCGCAATTATTGATTCGTAAATTTTTAAAAATTGTGGGTATTCCATGTTGGAAATATCGTCTTGCATATCGCTATAAATTTCTAAATTACCATAAGGCGGACAACTAAAAATAAAATCGTAGTTTTCTATTTGGTTACTTGTTACGCCGTCTTTTAAATTATCTAAAATTTTATTACTATCGCCAATAATCCAATTTGGCTTTTTATCTTTTTCTTCAAAAATTTTGTCCGCTTGTAGTTTATTGCTTTCAACTTGTTCCGGCCTTAATTCAATACCGGTATAATCATGGCCTAAAGTAGCCGCAACAATACCCCTAACCGAACCCCCTGCGAATGGGTCTAATATCCTAGAATTTTCTTTGGGACAAAACCAAGTATAGGCCAATTCACAAACAACAGGGTCAAATATACTATGTTCGCCAACGTCTAATATTCTTTGCGTAGATTCGGCCGGTTTCTTTCCGCTTCGTTCGGCTTGTCTATGCCTACCGGCAAAGTGAGCACCGTCAACTTTCCGCCCTAATTCGCTTTCTATACCTAACGCTTTCCATTTATTACGTCTTCTTTGCCAAGAACCTTGTTTGGTATCAAATACGGAAAAAGGCGGTTCTATGTATTTGTCCCTTAATTCAAATTTTTTTGTTACTTCATTACCAAATAAATCTACTTGAATAGTTGGTTCTTCTTGTTTAAAATTATCCGCCATGTTTCACCCTTTCTTCGTAGGCCTTGTCCTCTTCTTGTTGCTTTTTAATTTGTTTTATTTCTTCTTTGCGAATCCATTCTTTCAAATCTTTTAGTGGAACGTAATCTTTAGCTTTTAAAATATATTTCCAATATTGTACGCCTTGAAAATAATAATTTTTATTGCAAACTTCTTTTAATTTATCCCAGAGTTTGTCCCTAGCATTTGGCATAGATTATTTCCATGCCGAACCCTTGAAACTATCAACTAAGGCCATGTTAGAACCATTAACGGCATAAATCATTATTTTAGCTTTATCGTCTTGCTTAACAATGTTTTTACCTTTTGTAATAGCTTCTTGTTTGCTAGGGTATTCGTATCGTTGCCTATCCCCTAAAGGCTTCCAATTAATACAAGTAAAGTATTCCGGATTGTCAACCGCTAGTATTTCCCTTTGGTTGAATTGCATTTTTTTAGACATAATATTGATTCCTTTCTAAGTAAGTTATATCAAAAGCCATAAGATATACAACACTAATACAAATAAAATATAGTAATTAGTTGTTTTCTTGGGTTTTTGGTAATGTTGTTGTATTGGATATTGGTAGATTTTAGGGTAGTCAATCCTAGCTTGTGTATCTTCAAAATCCATAAAAGTAAAAAACCTTTTATTTGGGTTCTTTTGTTCTAATAGGCTAGTAATACCTTTGTAATCTTTTGCTTTCATATTACAACCTTTCGCATTTGATTAAATCGTAATACTTATTATCTAATAAATTTTTAAGTTTATTAGTATTTTTAATCGTAGCGTTGTAAGATTTTTTAGCTAATGGCGAATCTATTTCATATCCAAAATTATCGCAAAAATCTTCAAATATTTCGCCGTCAACCCCTAGTGAATCGCACAATAAACAATCCAAAACGGAATCTAATTTTGGTTCACCTTCTATACCAAAACCTTGACTATAAAAAATAGTCATTTGTTTAAAGCCGTACCTTGTATCTAAATGGTTGCCGTTAAGTTTAAACTTTCTTTTAATAGTAACTTTGTAATGGTTCATGTCTTGATTATCCATATTAGGGTTACTATCCGCATAACTTGAACTTATTGAAAGATTATTATTTTTAATAAAATCTTTTATTGTAGCTTGATTCATATTTCCCTCCTTTTGTTTAATTTGTAAATTACGAATCATAAATAAAATTAACATAATACAAAACTTATACAAGATATTAATATTGATGTTCTTGCTTTGTTCTTAATTTTTTTTTCTTTGATTACCCTATATTTGGGTATATAGATGTCCGGCAAAGGGTTTATGAAAAATAAAGGGTTTTCAATGATTCCGAATCAAGTTATTTGGGACGAAGATATATCAAATGATGCGAAGCTATTGTTTTGCTATTTGCGTAGCCTTTCCGAAAAATACCGAACTTTAAGAAATAAGACTTTATTGTATAAATTGGGGATAAGTTTGAATACTTTACAAAATTGCAAAGCCGAACTTATAAAAAACGGCTATTTAAAGGTAATTAGAAAGACTTCGGCAAATAAGTACGAACTAGCTATTCCTAATAAGGTTGTTTTGCCCTACCCAGAATTTGGGCAACAGACTACCCAAAATTTGGGTAGTATTAAGAAGAGTAATACTAATATATATAATAATAAAGGGTTAAAAGGTTTTAAAAGATTAAAGGGTTTTAAACCTTAATATCAATGTCAAACTATTTGAAGACAACCCCCCTGCCTTACTACTTTAAAGGTAAGCTATTACAATCTTTTAGAAAAAACGATTACACAAAGGAAGAGAAGCTAGAAATAGTAATAAAACTTAACCAAGAATACGCTGCCGGAATGTTGCCGATTTCAAAATTAATATGGATTTACGAAAATGATTGTTTCGGTAAATATACCGTTCAATTAATAATTGACGATATGCTAGAAAAAGGAATTATTAAGCTAAATCCTATTACCCTTGACAAGCGAACATTTAGAAAGAAAAAAACAATATTTGACTGGTAATGATGCAACACTGTGATAATTATGTTACTCTACTAGCAACAACCCTTTCAGCTAGTTTTTATAAAGTTGCAACTTCGCTTGAGGGCGGTTCTTCCTTTCTTTACCGCCCCAAGCCCCAAGAAAGGTAAAACTATGGCCGGAAGAAAAAGAAAATTAACCGATAAATTAGCAGATAAAATTCTGGACTTGATTGCTGACGGTCTAACAATCAGACAAATATTTGAAAGGGAAGATATTAATTATACTTGGACTAGCTTTCGTAAAGAATTAGTAAGCAATTCAAATTTAATGGATAGATACCAAAAATCAAAAGAACTTGCTATTGATTTAGAATTGTCAAACTTGAAAGACAAAAGACTAGAACTAGAGGCAAAAATAGAATCCGGCGAAATAGACGGCAAGGCCGGACAAAATTTAGTTAATCTTTATAAAATTATTGTAGCTTCAAGCCAATGGTCGGCAAGTAAGTTAGCAAGTAAAAAATATGGAAAACAAGCGGAAGTTTTAACGCTTAAAGGTTCACAAAACGAACCAATTAACATTAGTTGGGACTTAAAAGGGTAATTATATGCCGATATATTAGTATTAAATTTATATTTTTATTACTTGCGTTGGTTTAAAAGTATTGAATTTATTGAATGTTTGCCATTTCTTGCACAAATAAAAAAGGTTTATTATATGTGAGATAATTTAGAATCATTCTAAACAATGGCCAAATTTCCAGTAATGCTAAGTTATCGGAAAAATCAGTAACGGTAATTGATAAGTTATCAATAGTAATAATTTAACGGTTTTTGGTTCTTGCTAAAAAATCTGGGGGGTTTTGAGCGACCGGCGTCCCTTTTTTGCCGACCGGCGTTTGATAAAAATAAATGGGTGGTATATACAAATAAAATGGACGATTACATATTAAAAACAATAATCTTTATTATGAAAGACACTAAAACCAATCAACCGGTTGTAGTTTCACATTTTCAAGGTTTCAAAGACGATTCGGAAGCTAAAGATTTTTCGGAATTTTTAAAAGATCAATTTATGCAACAAGAAGACTTTTACCCTAATACAACATTACATTAGGGGGGTTTTGTTTTAAAATGAAACAAATTGTAATCCCATACTCACCTAGGGAAATCCAAAAATTTTTGCATCAAAAATGCGATATGAACCGATTTAATGTTGTGATTGTTCATAGAAGAGGCGGTAAAACCGTTTTTGCTATAAACCATTTAATCAAGGCGGCCTTGACAAACAAAAACCCCTATCCAAGATACGCCTTTATTTCGCCATATAGATTGCAAGGAAAAAGTACTGCTTGGGACTATCTAAAACAATTTTCTTCTGCGATTCCAGGTACTAAGTTTAACGAATCAGAACTAAGGGTAGATTTTTCGGTCAACAATAGCCGTATTCAAATTATTGGAGCGGAAAATAGTTCGGCTATTAGGGGACAATACTTTGACGGTATTATTGTGGACGAAACACAAAATATTAGCCCTGATTTATTTGATACGATACTAAGGCCTTGCTTATCCGACCGTAGGGGTTTTGCTATTTTTATCGGTACGCCAATGGGTCGTAATTGGTTTTTTGATTTACATGAAAAAGCTAAGACACAAAAGGATTGGTTCACATGCGTATTTAAAGCTAGTCAAACAAAGATAATACCAAAGGAAGAATTAGAGGCA